GAAAATATGTCTAAGAGCAATACGGACATAATTGCACCAGTTGACGCGATGGCAACCAAACCAAAACTATCCTTTTCAGATGCCTTACTATCCTTTTTCAATTTCGATATCCCTACCGATAGGGATAAAATAAACGGTACTGCCAGTATTCCCGTTGTTGCTCCTGAAGCATCAAAAGATATTGCCAAAAATTCGCGGGAGGCGAATATGGTAAAGCCAAATATGATTAGATATAGAATAATAAGGACTTTATATAAAGGAACATTAAAGAAAATCCTTAAAAATCCCAGGGCTAACATAATTGCCAGTCCTATTGATACAATAATAAGTATACTTATCCCCGGTATTTGCCCTGAAGTAACTAAATTTACTTGATTTGCAAGAACCATCAAACCTGGTTCCGCTATTGATATAAAGAAACCAAGTATTAATCCTGCTATTAGCACAATCCATAACTTGTTCGTTTTAGCGAGTGATGATCCAGTTAATCCTCCGAGTGGAGTGATTCCTATATCTACCCCTAGCAAAAAAATAGTTAAACCTATTACCACAAATAAAGAACCAATAAGAAATCTAATGATTAACGTTGTGTCAATGGGGGATACAGTAAAATTAAGTATTAGTACTAATACTGTAATCGGGAGGACCGAGAACAATACTTCTTTAAATTTTGATACAATCACATTCAAAACAGTCATCCTTTCTTTATGCATATTATGCTTCTATGATTAAGCATCGCCTCACTTATAAATTTCAATTGTATTTTTGTCTCATAATTATTTAATAATCTTTTTATACCTTTGCTGGTGTGCCGAAGTTTTTTCGATTGCCATCAGATCAGATTCGTTTTTGTGAACATAGTTTAAAAATAGTGTTCCTAACAAAAGTCTATCTTTAACAACAATCCGATTCCATTCGTAACCTTTAAACAAATCTTTTACAAGAAACACCTCTCCAGCCAAAACATTATCTGTCTCCTTTATAGCAAGTTCCAGCAACTCATTTACATCCATAATAATCACCCTCTCGTTCAATGTTCATAACAACATTGTATACCACGTTCATATAAAAATCAATCTATAACTGAATTATTATCGCCAATTAATGAACCTTACCCGGCGATAGAATCCCATAAACATTTCTTATACTAATTTGTATTGACTAATTTGATTTCAAAGAAAACCCACAACTCTACTCTAGAGTCATGGGCTATTGGGGGCCATTTTTCATACTTTAATTTCAATGCCTGATTTAAAGCATATTACAAAGTGGTCATCATACACCGTAACATTTTGGATGATCTTCCTTACAAGGGTATCATCATATAGCAAAGTCCGATATTTATTGGTGCGGATAAATTCTATCAGTTCGTTGATCCGCTCATTCTCACCACTTAAGGATGCATCTTCCACAAGAAGGGTCTGACGCTTTTCACGTAACTCTTCAATCTCATCTGCAAGGGATTCAAAATCTTTTCCCTTATTAGCAAGGCTGATTAGTTCTTTCTGCTTTTCTTCTAGCAAGGTATTAATCTCTGAAATCTTATATTCCGTGGTATCACCGATTATCGCATGTATATTCTCTTCCAGTATTCTTATCATGTTGTCACCACCGGCAAGCAATCTGTTAATGGCAGTCATTACTGCATCATATAATTCAGCTTCTTTTACCGTTCGGTTCTTACACACCTCAGGGCCTTGCTCAATTCTCGTAACGCATCGCCAAACAAATTCTTTTTTACCGTGAATATTCCAATAGACACGTCTGTAAATGTCACCACAATCTCCGCAGAAGGTTATGGTACTCAGAGCGTATTTACTGCTATAAATTCTTTTATTTTTGTCTGCACCTGTGTAAATATTACTTCTGCGATGTAGCTCTTCCTGAGCCTGTAAAAAAAGTTCCTTTGGTATGATAGCCTCATGGCTGTTTTCAACATAGTACTGTGGGACATGGCCTTCATTCTTGACCCTTTTCTTTGTTAGAAAATCCACTGTGAAAGTCTTCTGCAACAGGGCATCGCCGATGTATTTCTCGTTTAGAAGAATCTTCTTTATGGTTTCCGGTCTCCATCTTGGTTTACCTGCAGCTGTTAAAATGCCGTCTTTCTCTAGATCCCTGCCAATGCCCACTAGGCTCTTGCCCTCAAGGTACTCTCTGTAAATACGTTTAATGATTTCAGCCTCTTCTGGAACAATAATCAAGTTGCCTTCTTCATCTTTTGTGTATCCCATAAATCGATTGTGATTGACCTGCACCTTTCCTTGCTGGTAGCGATATTGAAGTCCGAGTTTAACGTTCTGCGAAAGGCTCTGGCTTTCTTGTTGTGCAAGAGAGGCCATAATGGTAAGTAGCACCTCGCCCTTGGCATCCATTGTGTTGATGTTCTCTTTTTCAAAATATACTGCTATGTTCTTTTCCTTGAGTTGTCTAATATACTTTAAGCAATCCAGCGTGTTGCGGGCAAATCGACTGATGGACTTTGTAATAACTAGATCGATGTTGCCCTCCATACACTCCTCAATCATACGGTTGAACTCTTCTCGTTTTTTAGTGTTAGTACCGGAAATGCCGTCATCTGCAAAGATGCCTGCAAACTCCCATTCAGTATTTTTCTTTATAAATTCCGTATAATGTGCAACCTGTACCTCATAGCTTAAATTCTGCTCTTCAGTTTCTGTAGAAACACGGCAATAGGCAGCGACACGCAGTTTCTTAATTTTTTCTTTTGCGGCTGTACTTCCAACTCTTTTTCGTGCCGGAATTACAGTTATATTTTTTCCTGCCATATTACACCTCGCTTTCTATCAAACTATATAGGTACTCCGCTCGTGTAATAGGATCATCTGGAAGTTTACCTTCTGATTTTCTCATCTTGAATCGTTCTATAGGGGAGGGAGCAGTAAAAGCTGCAAGTTCTACAATCCTTCCTAAGTCCTTAGCACGTTTATTTCTAATCTCTTCTGCCTTATCAAATGTTTCCTTATCTATGATCGCTGGATATACGTCATTTCCGAGATAAAGGATATTTTTCAAAATACGCCCCATTACTGAATGCGTCTTCTCAATACCTACCTGTTCACCAGCCACTGTAAGGGAAAGTCCTGATATATATTTTTCAAAGAACTCCTTTACTTGACCTGCTGCCTTCTCATCGACAGTTATAACTCCGTCTTTAACTGTATATCCGTATGGTACATATGCCATTTATCTCACCACCTTTTCTATAAGGGAAAGCCCACATTTCATTTTAAAGGTTAGCTCATCCCTTGAGTTTACAATGATTTTTTCTACAAACTTTTCAAAAGCTTCATCTGTAAAAATGCCATCAAAATTATCTGCTGACACATAATCAAGAAGTGCCTTTACATCATCTGCCTGAGAAGAGCCACTTGTAAATGACATGACTAGGTTCGTCTTCTCAGCAGTAATATTTTTTATTTCTTTATCCAGAACATTTCGTTCCTTGTTAAAAAGAGCTGATTCAAGAAACCCTTTTGTCATAAGACCAATCAGTGTATTGCGTTCTTCGGTTAATTGCTCCATGCGTTTATCTATGGCATCAATTCTTGCAAGATCGCATTCTTCATCAATCTTGTTTATAGAATCAAAAAGTGGCTCTAGTATTAGCTTTTTGCTGAATGCGAGCTTATTCATCATGGTTGAGAATGTTGCTTTTATCTCTCCATCACGCAAAAATAACATGGAGCAGCTGTCCTTGTCTTCAATGTGTCCTTTGCAGCTCCAAGCAATATAACTTCTGCCAACAGAGTAGTTTGTTCTTCTCTTGAATTTACTGCCGCACTCTCCACATAGGATTCTGCCACTTAGCACATACCTGTTTTGATAAGCTTTCTTGTTAGCAGTTTTGCTCATAGATTTTGCTCTTTGAGTTATCAGCTTTTGAGCCTTGGAAAATACTTCTCTGCTGATGATCGGTTCATGATGATCCTTGCAGTAAAACTGATCTTTCTCTCCATTGTTAATGTGTCGATTGAAGTTGCTATCCGTGTAGGTCTTTTGGAAAAGCACATCACCTTTGTATTTTTCGTTACGAAGCATATCAATCACCGTACCAGAACTCCAATGATTGCCCCTTCTTGCAAGGATTTTGTCCTTGTTCAGGCCTTTTGCGATAACACTTCCACCTTTCCCTGAAAGGCACTCTGCAAAAATACGTTTGATTATTTCAGCTTCTTCAGGAACAATAACCATCTCACCATTTACGTTTGCATAGCCATATGGCGGAGTGCCAATAATGTAACTGCCATTTTGAAACTTTTTACTGATTGACCATGTTGTGTTCTGTGAAATAGACGCGGACTCTTCAGCAGCAAAACCAGATAAAATAGAAAGCATTAATTCACTTTCCATATCACCTGTATTCAGATTTTCTTTTTCAAAATAAATATAAACACCGATATCCATTAGGTGCCTTACCAGTTCTAGGCAATCCGTGGTATTTCGTGCAAAACGACTGATGGATTTGGTGATAATAAAATCAATCCTATTACTTTCACAATCACGAATCATCCGGAGAAGTTCAGGTCGTTTTTCCTTCTTGGTGCCTGATATGCCTTCGTCATAATAAAGCCCGGCAAATTCCCATTCTGGATTGGATTTAATATAGTTTTCATAGTGTTCCCGCTGAGCTTTAAGGCTTACCAGCTGGTCATCACTATCCGTTGAAACCCTTACATAAGCGGCGACTCGAAGTTTGCTTTTTGATGACTGTGATTTGGGCAGTCCATCTATTTTCGTTATCTTTTTCATCATCTCACCTCACTTTCTGCTATTACATATATCACTCTAAAAGGCAATAATAGCAAGTGTTTCAGGACATTATCTCGGCTAACTTCGGAGAGAATTTCTGGCGGTTTAATGCTGATATTTTGTGTAGTTCATCTTGTGTAATCTTGCCCTCTTTATAGAGCATGCCAACAATACTCTCAGCTATATAAAAGTCATATTCTTTCTGTAACTGTTCTTCTGATATCGGTTCTGTCTCACCCTTGATAGGAGAACCATCTTTCACTTCAATAATGTTCATAGAAAAACACCTCCTACCTGGTAGCCACGGCGGGAGGTGAAATCTGATGGTTTCTTTAATCTTTCTTATAAAAATCGCATTCGTAGCCATCGGCATCAAGGAGCAATCCCTTTGCCCAGGGAGGAACTCTGCCCATCTGCTTGCATACCATATCAAGTGACAGGCTTTGATCAGCCTCAATAATTACTTCATCGTGTACATGAGCCACAATGCTACAAGTGCTAAGTGTCTTCATAGCATACATTAAAATATCACGGGAGATGGCTTGAACAATGTTTTCTACAAACTTGGGTCCATAGCTTTCAAGCCGCTCCCATTTTTTTGTAGCACAAACTCCCTCATAAGTAACTGATTCACCTCCGAAGATATTTTCTCCAATACGAGGCTTTACATAGGCAAGCTTTCTGCCAGAAGGAAGAACAATAAACAGCATTCCACTCATGTAATGAAACTTGATATTTTGAACTTCCTGAGACTTTTGTTCCTTAATGCACTTCTTAACTTCTCTATCCACATCCCACCAGAATTTTACGATGTATGGATTGGCCTGCCTCCAGGCACCTACAAGTGGTTTCAGTTCTTCTTCTAAAATTCCCATCTCTAAGGCTCCCATAGCCTTTAAAGCACCCACTGATCCACCATAACCAAGTGCCAATTCTGCAATTTTTCCTTTTTGCCTTAAATGAGCATTTACACCATGCTTTTCAACAGGGACTCTAAACATCTGTGATGCCGATGCACAATATATATCACCGCCATTTGAGAAAACTTCACTTCGCCACTGTTCACCAGCGAGCCATGACAGCACACGAGCCTCAATTGCTGAAAAGTCTGCAACGATAAACTTACTGCCTTCTTTTGGTACAAAGGCTGTACGGATAAGCTGTGAGAGCGTGTCAGGTATATCATCGTAGAGCATTTCAAGGGTTTCATGATCACCGCTCTTTACTATGCCTCGTGCCTCTTTTAAATCCGGCATATGGTTCTGAGGTAGATTTTGTAACTGCACAAGCCTTCCTGCAAAGCGACCGGTTCTGTTTGCACCATAAAATTGGAACATCCCTCTGGCACGTGAATCTGCACAAACAGCATTTTCCATTGCCGTATATTTCTTAACGGACGATTTTGCAAGCTGCTGACGGAGTTTAAGAACTTCAGACAAATCATCCGGTGCATCCTTTAATAGTTCTGCCACAGCCTTTTTGCCAAGAGTGTCTGTCTCAAGACCATTTTCAGCGAGCCAACCTTTCATCTGCTGTACTGAGTTAGGGTTATCAAGTTCTGTTATTTCCTGCATCTGACTCATCAACTTAGTGTGAGAAATCTTATCTGTAGCAATCGCCTGTTTTACAAAATCCATGTCTACCTTAATGCCACGGTCATTAATTTCCTGGTCCAGATGATATTCATCCCATATTTCATCTGGCACAGGAAACTTAATAAGTCTTTGCTGAATTAACATTTCTGTTTCAACATCACGCTTGTTATAGGCTACAAACTTCTGCCACTTTTCCATTTCATCACTTGGTAGATTACGGTTTCTACCACCATTTGTTTTGGTAGGATTACACGGAACACAAAAATATCTGATAAGGTCTTTCCCTGCCGTCAGTTTTTGTTTTTCAAGCCCAAGAACGGCTCCCACACCTTCTAAAGAAAGAGGTAAACCCATATAGGCAGACCAAACCATGGAACATTTCCATGAGGAAGGATTTAGATAAGTCCCAGTGGGATAGCCCAAATAACGTGAAAGGCATACTCGCTCAAACTGAGCATTAAATGCCCACTTCGTAATGGTTTCATCGGTTAAGGCATCTAGGATTTCTTTTGGAATCTTTTCTCCATTCATCAAATCGATGACCTTAATTTCATCACCGTCAACCGCATAACCAAACAGCATCACCTCAAAATCATCTGCTTCTACGTAACGATAAACACCACTTTTTTGTAGATTTGTAGATGAATAGGTTTCGATATCAATTTCTAAGTTCTTCATAGCTACCACCTTTCCTAAATGAAAAAAGTGGCAGAGGGAAGTCCTCCACCACCATCAAGTTTTCTATTCCTTTTAGGCAAGGAAGTCATCATCTACAAGAGTCGTAAAATCATCTACTGCAGAAGTCTTACCGCCTAGAGGTTCTCCGTCTCTAATTTTTTGAATGTTACCAAGACCACAAGCTACACCTTTATTACCATTTGAGTTGAAAGCATAGAAGTTAAGAGAAACCCTGCCATAACAACCGCTGTATACCTCGCTACGATCCAGTATCGGCTTAACACTTTTGTCTACAATCTGTGGCGCTGTCTTGCTATTTGCATTGATGAAGTAATGGCCTTTATAAGCCTCATCATCACGCTCTACATCTCCGTCACGCAGTGGCAGCTTAATTGCCGCTTTGTTCGGTTTCTTTCCACCAAATTTAGCGATGCCTTCCTCAATGGCTGCATCCACTGCAGCATTTATAGCATTAATGGTTTCTGTATCGTCTTTGGGAATAAGCACAGATACGCTATATTTTTCTGCGCCACCGTTGATGGATACTGGCTCCCATCCGTGAAAATAAGAAAGCCTTGTGTTTACACCTGTAATAACTTTAGTTCTGTTTTCGATTTTACTCATAATATTAACCCTCCATAATTTCGTTAAATTCGTTTTTTGCATCAGCAACGTTCATCGCCGGTCTTTTATCCGAATTGGGGACAAGAGTCGGCTTGCCCGGTGGTTTATAAATGAGGTTTCCTAGAATTTCCTCAAATTTGGTTTTACCCATCAATTTTTGCATCTCTGTCATAGGGATGAGGCTCTTACGATAAATGTCCTTGTATCCGCTGATGACAGCTTTTTCTGCTACTGCATTTTCATCTTTATACTTTCGAACAGATCGACCTTCCACAACCTTAAAACCATGCCACTCTTTACCGTGATTGACTGCAGCGTCTGTCGCATAAGCAGTTATCTCATTCGCCCATTTGGTAAGGTCGGGAAGAATGGTTAGAACTTCTTCTATCTCACTATCTGTAAGTAACGGTGGCATCTTAAACTCCATCTGTGCTAGTTTCAGATTTTCATCAGCCCTCGCGCGACATCTGCTGGATGCTCTGCAGAAAGTACACCACGGACCAGGCATATATTCACCTTCACCTTGATAGGCTTTTGCGGCTTTTGGTTTTAGTTCCTCTTCTGCCCAGGCTTTAAGTTCTTCTACCGGAACAGTCCATGTGCTGACATTTTCTCTTCGTGGTTGAAAAATTGTCATTGATATTTCTTTGATGTCGTATAGGCTGTCATAAATCTCTAAAGCGCCTAATGTATACAGTTTCATCTGTGGATTGTCCTCTGCATCCACTAGCACGCCCATACCATATTTGAAATCTACGATGTGAAGTCTATCATCTGAGATGATCACACAATCTCCTGTCCCAAAACCATCTGGAACATAACAAGAGAAGTCAAGACGTTGTTCAATAAGAACGATAGGATCTGTACAGGACTTTCTTGCAAGTTCTACCTGCTCCATGATGAAGTCAACGTAGGCATCGGTGCATTCTTCCATTTCATCTGAATCATACTCTGATGTAGGCCTCTTACTTCTGATTCGAAGTGCCTTTTTTAGCTTGTGTTCAGAGAGGGCATGGGCTGCTGTACCTTCTTTTGCTGCTTCTCCATTTGTGTTTTCAAACTCAAGTTCAAGCCTTGCAGACGGTAAACAATGAAGCCATCTGTGTGATGAAGATGCAGATAATATTGCATGATTACCCATTCCCAAGAACCTCCGCATCTTTCAAGATGTCAGCATAATAAGCCTTATCAACAGCACTTAACTTGTCAGCACCATACTTCCCAATGATGCCCCGCACTTCAGCGGTATAGCCAAGCTGACTTTTTTCGGCAAGTACCATTCTCACTTTTTCCAGCGAAATATCCGGCTCATTTGCTTTATCTGTCTTTGTGTTAGGTGCTTCTTTTGGAGCAGAATCGCTATCTGCCATTGCCTCACAAACCGCTTGTATGCTACCAGCAAGACTTCGCATATCATTTACCACATCAAGCAGTAACTTTATTTTGCTCAAGGTCATTTCCTCCTTTCGTCATCTCACAGATAGAGAGTTCCTCGATGCTGTCTCCGGGGATTACAATCGTTACACGCTGTTTTCCCCCAAGAAGGAATCGAAGGATGCGCTCCCTCGCGGAAAAGTTACGGTAAGTAACAATTCCACCTGTCTGTGGTTTCTTTGAAACACTAATTTTTAGATTGTGTTTCATATCCATCACCTCTTTCTGAAGGGCGCTTTTATTTGTTGCCCTCTACCTGGTAGCCACAGGAGATACATAAATCTGACGGTTTAATAAAAAAAATGCCCAAGGAAGTTTTAAACCTCCAAGGGCATAGTTCTATTTAGGTATTTTCAATTCTAAAAAAGTATCGGCATAGCTTGGTATGTGTTACCGTTTATGTTATTTCAATTGTTATTTTTTCTGTCTTTCTTCAAGTTTCTTAAGATAATTATTATAGCACTCATTACAAAGAGTTTTTTTCCAACGCATATCCATTCTGATGATTCCTTCTTTCCCACAGTATTCGCAGATTGCTTTACTTTTGTTCTCAAATGCACGAACAATTTGTGAAATATCATGCCTTAATTTCTTTTTGGCATCATCATCATTTTCATTATATGGTTCAAATCGTAAAGAAGAACCTCCAAGAAAATCAATGGCCTGCAAAGCACATGGCGTATCTTCAAAGGAATAATAAAACCTAAGACTTGCGAATTTCTCTTTTATCTGTTTTACAACAATATCAACAGGAATGCCATCTTGTGTATACCTATCGGTTATAGTCTGACAGAGTTCTCTTATCAATGGATACCACCCTCCAGAGCATTCGCATCCCCATGCCTGATAAATATTACGAATTGTACTTCTATCCTTTATAGTCATATCTCTTTTCATGAAGGAAAATTCGTCCTGAAGTTTCAATTCATATTCTTCTTTCATTCTATATCACCCCACATTTCATCAATAAATACTTTTGCATCATGAAATAATTTCTTGCCTAAACAAACATCCAGTAATGGGATAAATAAGTCTGAATAGTAATCAATAGCTGCCTCAATCTCACTTATTGCCATGTGGGGTTCAGCATCTAGAAAATCATACTTTATACGCAAGCTATAAGCCAGATCACCGTATGTATCCACATAAAAACGTCCATTAGCTTTAGTATACCAATTCACATAATTTACTGTCTTAAGAACTTCATAATATTCATCACACCCAACTTTCAAAGCAGTTGGGGAAATAAAAGTTAAAATATCAACCCAGGTATCTTGAAAATCCATACTTGTTTGTAATTCATGTGTCTTGCTATCCATTTGAAACGAAAGATGGAACTTGAAAATATTCAGCTTTTCCTTTTTATATAGATACTTAAAGTTTTTCTTCAGCAGACTTTCAACAGTTTGCATTGCTTCTGCTCTATTCATCAGCAGAACCTCCTTAATATAGCTCCGAAAGATAAAGTATTCTATCTGCAAATGAAGGATTTATTCTCCCATTAGGATACAGAACTTGAAGCTTGGCGATTGCCTGCTGCCTATCAAAAGAAGTAAATGTATATGATATTGGCTTACCTATACAGGTACTTTTTCTTCTAAGCATTTGTACATATTTTAATGACCAAGTGTTAATAGGATTTTTCATACTCTATTCCTCCCACTCTAGCAGTATATTTTTAATTTTTTCTATAACTTTCTTGTCTTTGTCTCTGTTCAAGAGTATAATCTGCACTATTTTTTTTACTATATCAGGTCCAGTCAAATTCTTGTCTTTAGGCTTACTACTCTCACCAACATTCATCGTTTCTTCTTTCAAACAGTTAAGATAATTCAGCCAAAGGAGTTGAATCTCGAATTGCGTCTGTAGTGTCTTCAATTCAAGTGCCCTTTTTATATTTTCTTCTATAATTTCTAGATCGCTCTCCAACTCCTCTTCAATTTTAACCTGCATAGCTGTAGGTGTCTGAACATCAATTTGGGACAACTCATTTTTCTTAAATAATTTTAGTTCCTTCATTAATTTTTTCCAATCGTCGTCAGAAAGATTTTTTGCTTTAACAATTGCCCGATTAACTTTACCTGACCTTGAAGTATCTTGATGTGGGTCTATCTCATCAATAAAATACTCCAACCCTGCATGACATTCGTTACTTTTCCATGATTTTTTTATCATTGAATATTCCTCCTTGCAATGGGTTAGTTTAAGTTTTTTTATAATCACTTTATCTAACTGTCATTTTAAGTTATAACTGGTTTGTTGTCAATTACCTTTTTTAACTTTGTTAAATTGCTTTAAATTAAAGCTTATCAATATACTCCCAAAGAGCAAAATTAGTATTTTTATCTTTCACACAATTTTTTATAAAAAAATGCCCAAGGAAGTTTTAAACCTCCAAGGGCATCATACCTAGTTAGGGATTTTCAGTTTTTGACTGGCATAGATAGTCGTTGATTTCAAATTATTGAGTTTAACAATCTCTGTGTTTTCTTTTAAGGGGAATGTCTCCATATGCAAAGAAGGCCGGACATATTTACCCAAGCCTCTTTTCACACTACTTTCGCTTCTTATTTCCTACTGATTTTTGCTACACTATTTCTTCTTCAGGGGTAATGACTGATATCGTCAAATGTCTGTACCCTTCTTCCACTAAAACCTTTTCTCCTATCCTAAAGCCTAACTTCCCCAACCATTTGCCATGCAGTCTTATGGAGGGAGCTTCCTGATAAAGATAAGTAGATTGACCCGTTATCGATAAAATCCTAGACTCTTTTTCCTCTTTTCGATTCATAATACAAAACTCCTTTCAAAGACATTTTTGAAAGGAAATAAATAAGGCGCACTGCAGAATTGATTATAACCCTACACTGCGCCTTATGTATCATTATCATTGTGTGTAATAACATAATAAAGTATAATACATACATGGTCGCTGTGACAGCATTATGCTGTCTGTGTTAGGTAGATTGCTTACCTGCATTGGCTTTTAGGTGTTGGTAGCACCTGAAAGACATGACGACCTTATTCAATTTCCTTCGTACATATTACCTCTGAAAGCCTTATTTTGCAAGTAATACCTGCCTTTTATTATAGCTTTTTTCCTTTAACCTCTACACTTGTTTTCAGCATAATCTCTGACTGCATAAGAATCTACCATCACCCTATAAAAAACTTTCTCATCTTTTTTTCATTAATTAGTTCCTCCGACATAGAATTATGCTTTTAGTTAGATTAATCATATTTTATAAAGGCATCAGAAAAGCCTGCCTTTTTTGCTCTGGCAAGCTGTGCTTCAGCGTTGGCTTTAACGGAATAGGCACCGATTTGTACTCGGTAGTATTTCTTTTTCTCTGGGTCTGCTGGTTTAACCCCTTCGCTCAGAAGCTTTCTCACATCTGCTCGGAAGGTATCCATGCTTTTACCGTGTCTTGAAAACCAATGTCTAGGGTCAGCATGATTCGATGCAATTCCTCTTTGATGCCCTTCATAGTGACCAATGATATCTTTTTCGGTCAGCTTATATAGTTTGCAAAGATGAACACACAGCTCTACCGCTTCTTTGTAGACCGCATTAAAATACGAGGTGTCGGTCAAACCGTCCTCGCAGATTTCAAAACCAATGTGAGTATCATTTGCACTGCCACCAGCATGCCAGCCTCTATGATCCCACGGCAGGGTTTGATAAGTAGCTATAGAACCATCTTTCAGCTTGCCAATAAAGGCATGGGTACAAACTTGCCGACCATCTGGCCTATCTTGATTCCAGTGATTGTTGTACTGGTTTACCCCTAATAGGCCATCATCCGGTCCGACATACCTTCTAAGATTAGGATTATTTGCACCGGTACTATGAACCATAATGCCTTTTGGTGTTATCTTTCTGCCCGCCTTATAACAAGCATTGTTTGTAAAAATAAGTTTCCTTAAATTCATTATTCATTTCCTCCTTTGTTGTGTAGCTGTGCTAAGATATCCTTCAATTTCTCTGGTATTGGAAGTCCTAGACGGCCTGCATTTTCAAGCATGGAAACCCCCTCGTTGGAGCAATAGAAAAAGATAATTGCCGTCCTAAGGACACTTCCATCCCCGATAAGATTTGTGTCGATGATATGACCAATTCCCACCATAACAAAGATAAGCACCTTCTTGAAGATGCCCTTAAATCCGATTTCACTAGATAGCTTCTTATCGACAATGGCACACATAACTCCCGTGATATAATCGGCTACCATCAGTGCAACCAATGCATATAAAAATCCGTCAAAACCTCCTAGAAACCAACCAAAGAATCCCCCAATAGCAGTAAGAGCAACTTGTATCCAGATCCAAATTTCCTTCATGATTTTTACCTCCTTCTTGATTTGTGAGTATATAAAAAGGAGTGCCTGCTATATTTGCAAACACTCCTGAATTGTTGTTTTTTTCTATATTTGTTTAGGCAAAGCTTCCCATAACCGCATATCCTCTTGACCCAGCGACCATATGGCAATCCCCCGTAGTTTCCATCGATATGCCGCTTCATTTGCCCAATAGACAAGGCTATCCACATCCTGATAATAAAGAATAGAAAACCCGTCAGCATCTCCGAGAAATAGGCGAGAGATCCAAACGTTGATATCCTTAGGCACGACTTTTACTGCATAATCATTTCCACAGGTTAATGGAAGCAACTCGGAATGAAAGAAATCATAATCCATAGATATGTCCTGACTTCGTGTGGATGCTTCCTCTACATCACTGTTTACCGTAAAAACCTGAAACTCACTGTCCCATGTCACACCAGTTCTTGCTAATCTGCCATATTCCGTAGTAGTTCCATCTGGGAAGGTTACATCAAATCTTTCATAAGGCTCATAGGTCCAAGCATCACCAAGTCTTAACAATTCGCATAGAATTCGCCCATCAGATCGGACTCCGGCATAACCGCCTGTGAAGCCACTGATATTTGCTGTAAAGCGTAAAGTATTGCTTGCTCCTGAATACACCCTTATAGAATTCCCACGAATCCGCATCTCTATAGTGTACATCCTTGGATTGGATCGCAGTTCAGCCTCTGATGTTTTAGAAATCTCAGTAACGTAACTTCCCAATAGGGAAGAACCATGATATAGCTCAATACGCTGGGTGTTGAAATTGAAACAGCAAAAAACACTGCCACAAAAGGCTCCTGCACGACCGCTACCTTCTGGGGTAAAGGCTAGTCTTGCCCGTAAATGGACATCTGAAAAACTATTATAATTCCATGCAAGCTCTCCATGCCCATCAAGCTGTGAGTAGGGACGACTGGCTGTATCATCGGGGTTTTGCCATACCTGCCACTGACCACTTAGTGTTGTCCAGTAACTAGATGGTATCGGGATATCGTCACGAAAGTCCTCATACCATGCTAATGCAGAGTCTGGTCTTCTACGCAATACTTCAGTGGTTAATTTGAACCCTCGATCCGGCTCTGCCATCACCCCATTCACATCCTTAAATTTTCTAGGGGATAGCGTAAATTCTGCTTGTCCTGCAGAAGGTGACTGGGCGAAATTCGAGCAAACACGGAACCCATAAAATTGGACTCCCGGCACACCAACACTGATGCTGGCTGTATGGGCCCCCGCTGAAAGGAATACATCAGAAGCCAAAGTAAGCCAACAAGTCGTCCGCCAATATGGCCACCACAACCTGTTTTCGTTAAAGGCAGTGTTTGCTCCGTCCAATGCAACATGAATACTATTCCTATCCCAAAAGGGAAAAGAGATACGAATGGCCACATCATAAACTCCAGCAGAGGAGATTTCAAATTCATATTCCGCTTCACCTTCTTCTCCAAGGGTAACCATTTGAGAAGAAACAGACACACTGCCTGAATAGCTATCAGGTGTGCCACCACCCCGATCTATATAAATTGTACCGAAGTCAGTGGATTGCTGTTTGCTGTAGGAGGTCAAATACCTGCGACGGTTATAGGTTTCTCCCAGTAAAGGGTAAGTTCTAGAAATCGCATCCCATCCTTCCATATAATCATATACTTGTGGCAAGGCCCAAGGCACCTTATCATAGTCGTCCCAATAAGCAATTATAGGGATCATAGGTTGTGGCGGAGCATCCCCTGTAAAGTTATATCCTCCAGTCATCCAAAGCTGTGCGGCATAATAGGTGTTAGAAATTCCACGATAAACATTACCTAGATTTGCAGGTGTATCATGAATTCTCCAGTTCCAACCATAGCCAGGTAATCCCAAGAATACCTTCTCAGGTTTCATGACCCGAACTGCATAATCATAAATTCCTTCCAGCCAATTCCTAGGGGATACTGGCCCCGGTGCAGAACCCGCCCAAGCCATGCCATAACTCATAATTGCTGCTGTATCGCAGTAGGGATCTAAATCTTCATAAACACACCAGTTTTCTCCACCTACTGAGCCTTGCACACCAGTCATTCCTGGCAGACAAATGTTCACGAGCTTAGCTGAATTATAGACTTTGACCGTATTATAAATATCACGAAACAGTGCATTGGCCGCATCTTTATTTTCATAGCCACCACCACGTTCCAAGTCGATGTCCACTCCAGCACACCAAGGATATTTATTCATAATACGAATAATCTCAGTAAGGAATTTATCCTTCGCACCATTTGTATTATTCCTAAGAGCAGTAAAAATGGATGCAGTACCATGATTCATGATGGTAAGTAGCCATTTAATATGGGGCCAGCGATTGATGTAGGTAAGCATACTGGAGATACTTGTACCTGTCTCGGTTATTGTGCCGGTAATATCTACTTCAAAGGTAAAAATCCCTACCGTATCCAAGCGATCACCATAATCACGTAAGGCTCGATACATACGAGCGTTGCCCATGAAACTCCAAACCATGCACCGTTTTCCTTTTATATAATCTCTCATGGGCGCTCACTTCCTTCCTGCATTTCCTGAAACTCGAATAACACCCGAGCGGATTTTCTATCCTCCAACTTTACTATATGTTTGCTGTCACTGGCTGCGGTGTATTGAAAAAAACCCTCTTTGTCCGTTGGATTGCCATTCTTTAAACACTTTCTGGTTGAAGCCAACAGGGACAACTCATCACCTGGGTCTGCACTTTCTTTAAATTTCACCTTGTGCGCCCCAGCACCTTGAGATAACTCGATACTTCCTTCCGCCATACTTTGAATCGGAAAGAGGTGACAATCCAAACCAGCAGAAGTTGAACCAAGATTAAACAGCACGATAGTCTCATTACTACGAACAATCCCATTATAAAATCGAGCAGGAACAATAGCACCATCTTCCCGATATTTTTGGAGCATGGTTTCTGTATTGATTGTGTAACCTGTTAAGCGGTCTCCTTCCTGCGCTTGCAGGTCTGTAATCCAGATGGTGCCATTGCAATCCGCGATCAGAGGACGGACGGTGATACTGACTACACGAAGTTCTTCCTTTATTTTAAGTTTCTCCGTAAAACGGATGAAGTTGATTGTTACCATCGTTATCACCTCCAAGACAAAAAAAGACCGCTCTAGCGATCTTTTGAATATAGAATATTTGTCTTTTTCTTATGACATCTCTGTATCTTTCATCGGAACAGGAATAACCCATATCTCCATATAGGCTACGTCTGGCGTGGCCTTATAATATTTCTCTACTGAAAAAGGCTGTGTCGTCAGACCTCGATTTGCCAACCATGTTCCAAAGAGGTAATTCATGGCTTTACCCAACGCAGAAGTAGTTAGCTCTGGAAAACTCTCCGCTTCAAAACAGCATACCACATACTCATCTGCAGGTAGTTCCCATGTAATAAACTCTCCACTAACAGATGTGTTCGGTTTCACTGCGCCACCAGCAAAATAAGTAAACGTTCCATCCACTGCTTTACCCATCATAGACATGCCTAATTCTATACCGTCCGCTAGCAAATTGGGAATATCCGCTTTGCAACTGTGGAATGAGTCCCATAACTGACCGGGTACATCAATGCCAGTTGTTTCACCTACTGGCACTTGGGATATGGGCACCTGAGCGGAAAGTCCGACATAAGTTTCGGTCACATCCAGCTTCCTGCGCGTGATTTCCAGAACAATGCTATCGGTAATCAGTGGTACATCTTCATCAATTATCGTATAATTGAGCAACAGTTCTGGCTTGGAAATCTGATTGAGTCGGACGGGAGCAGAACGGTATTCCTCCGGAGTTATCCCATACGCATCTTTAAATGAGCGTGTAAAAGTTTCGTGCGAAGAAAATCCAAAATCTAAAGCTACATCTATAATCCGCTTGTTCTTATCCGACAATACTTCAGACGCTCTTGCCAGACGGCGAAGCTTTATATATTCGTTCACCGGCCTTTTTACCAATCGCTTAAATAAGCGCTGAAAGTAAAATTGTGAAAGAGCCGCCATATTCGCGAGAGTTTCAATCTTAATTTCTTCAGACACCTTTTCTTCAATATAATCGACTGTTTTTTGTATTTGTTCCCATGCGTGCATCATAAGCACCTCCTTATCAATAAGATAGCATAAGATTTATACTACGCGCTTGACCGCCAATGCCCTATTAAAAATGCTATCAACCTCTCTAAAATCATCTTCAGTAATCATACTGCAGTTCCAAATACTTTGTTTTAAGTATACAATTATTAGGGTCAAAAATCCATTTGTTTCCTATTGGGACTACCCATCTAACGCCCACTGAATTTCGGATATGTGTCCAACCCAACCCGTAGCAATGGTGCCACCTTGTAGGAACATATCTGTAAAGTAAATCTCTCCAGTGCAGTCTGTAATAAAAAGACGAATGGTCAGGGATTTTGTTTTGCTAAAACTCTTGGGGGAAATCGCATGTGCCGTCTTTGTGAAATATGTCATAGCACCACCCCTTTCTAAAATAGATCAATAAGTCGTGTTTCCGTTGTACCATCCTCATATTCAATGTCAACTTCAATCCCTACTTGGCCATTTGGTCCTTTTTGCAGATTTTCCGATGCAATCTGTGCAGAGAATGTATAACTTCTTCGGCTTGCTGGGTAGACCGTTTGAGATAGACTTTTTGTCATCCCCAGTACACCATCTGCTTTAAAGGAGGCTTCTCCTGATACCCCATTATTAGGGTCAACGGTAAAGCCTGAATTCAGCCAATAGGTTATGCCATCATCGGCCCTTGAGTTGCGTAAGTGGTTAAAGGGCACTAGATCTTTAACCTCCTGCCTGTCAAGAACATCAGCAGAGGAAAGAATATCTGCAGCTTTATCCCACTGGGCAGAAGAATCCCCCAATTCCCTTAGTGTTGTAGATAATTCCAGTACTGTTTTCCAAGGTTCTTGTAGGTTGTATTGTCTGCGTACCACACGGGTTTTTACAGACAGATTTAAGTCCCTATCATCTACGGTCACTATATCGCCAAGATTCCACGTTTCATGTTCATAGCCTGTCAGCACCGACAGGTCCATGGCTGAAAGGACATAAGAAACTCTCGGTCTTGCATATTGAGCAAGACGCATATTAGCAAACTCCAACATCTGGTAGGGGTTACTAAAGGAAGAAGCATCCAGCGTTGCCACCCTTATTTCCGATGAGTAGCTGTAATCCTCCACATACTCTCTGTTGCCATTAATGGAAGCAAAGGTCATACCCTCTTTGCCATAGGCATAAAGCCGTGTAACAAGACTTCTTGTATCCACTACCCGCTGTATGCTTTTCATGTTTTTTCTGTAGCTAAATAGTGCTCCACTATCGATACCGCTAAAGGTCAGAAGGTGCACCTCACGATTGGCACTATCAAAAATCAAGTCACCACCATGGATGTTTTGTGTGGCTCGAAGGATAGATAGGGCATTCTTTTCCGTGGACTCCCATGTCCTTCTGGTACTGACAGTAACATTCCCCAGCACCCAACCCGTATCCAGTAAGGCATAACCCATTGGTACTTCTGGTGTCTCTGCAGTAAACTCCATGGGTTCTTTCGCTGTGCTAAATGAAAGATCATAAAAGGCTGCTTCTGCATATACTTGAGTGACCACTCTGCCATCGGAGTTTTTCTCATCTGATACCGTCCGAATGCGATACACATCATTAACGATTTGTACTTGCTTTTCATTGTCCAGGTTTTCTCGTTTGGGATCATGAAATGGTAACTTAAACTCTAAAATATCAGCCCCATTCACTTCACTGGTCACCAAGATGTCAAAGGCATTTTCCAATACCGCTTCCCATGCACCGCTTTCATCCAGTAAAACCGGTCTGGCAAACCCTAATCGTTCATAAGGCGGCTTTGGTATATCATGGAGCTGTATCTCCAGAAGTCTCGGTGTTCTGCTGGTATCTTGAGTTGATAGGGTAATGCGATAGCGAATATAGGCTCTATTGGGCGATTGTAGTTCGCCACTTGCACCGACTGTCTGCCACTGTGTCCAACTATCTAAATCATCCGAGGTGGATGTTTCTACTAGACTTATGGCCGTAATTCCAGCAGTGTATTCACTGGTGACCGATACCCGACCTGTTCCCGAAAGCCCACAGGCAGTAGCAGTGGTATAAAGCTGACCGCTTGGAGCAAAAGCTCCATTTGTTTCTTTAAGCATAACTGCGCCGGGATCGGTTAGAGCATCTACATCAGCAGTACTGTCACCACCGTTTGCAAGTATTGAAGATTTAAAATAAGAAACAAGATCCTCTATTGAAAGAACTGAATCCTTTTCATAAAGCCAATCATCAAAACCTCCTGCGTTGTAGTAGGTATCGGCATGCATCCCCATGACAATATCTGCAACACAACCTTGATTCAAATCTCCAGTAAATGATCGAACTGGAGATTGCCAAATAGCACCGTCACTACGGTCACAAAGTAAGTTCTGTACTCTTTTATTGCTTACCTCAATGATGGAAGCAATAAAATACCAACCGTTATTCCTTAGCGTGATGGCAGGTGTTTCTGTTTGATCATAAATCAGTGTGCCCGAAGCATTATACAGCATCAGCCGTGGTCTGCCTTGATATAAGGATACATAAAAGATCGGCTGACCAGGGCCTTGTCTGGTATTGAAAATAGGGATAAAGTTCTGACCAATGGAATAAGTGGTAGGGTTTATCCAACCACCTACAACAATCTTCTCCCCTAAATCACTAAAAAAGCTACCGTCATTGGTAGCCACTAAATGGGTTCTTTCACTTGTTGGATTAATAATATTTTGCCTAAAATACCTTCCCAATCTACCAGATACCAAACTTGCTGATGTGCCTGACCACCCCGATACAAAGAAGTTTCTGTTGTGGCCTGAAGCATCCAAAAGCATTGTATTGCCATCTGGTGTAGCTTCATTAAACCGCCACAGAGCAACTGTCTTATCACTGACTGGAAACTCACCTGTAAAATCTGTCTGTGCTGTTAAAATTGATTTAATTGCCACCAGATCACCTCCATCTGCTTTTTGCTAAAACTCTCAATTCAGAAAAGGTTGCTCCAACCACTGATACCGTTATTTCATTTTCCCCTTTGTGTAGTATAGGAAAGTTCAATTCATCCAGACTAGATAGTCCATTTCTCAGTGTATTTCCATCCAAATCGGTAATTTTAGCTGTCACCAATCCACTGTCAATAACTAAAACTTCATCTGCAGTCAATGTACCTACCACTCTGAGTTCTTCACCATTTGTTGAAATAGAAATATAATTTGATGCAGAACTACTAATAGTACCCCTGAGCTGATATACAGGTTCAGAATCAGCGTTTCCGGTCACTCGCTCAACCTCATGGCTTCCCTCATTTGAAATCGTAAATATCTCGTCTGTTAAAGCATAAGCATGGGGATCAGGACAGATAAACTTTAAATCAAAAGAACCTGCAGTTCTTAGTATCCTCTCACAATCCACCTGCTCAGAAAGACGAGCATTAAAATAGCGATTAGGAATATCATCCAACACAAGCTGCCTTAATCCATTCATGGGGTTCAACCACTCAGCCAAATCATCAAGCACACCAACTAAATCGGCAAAGCTTTTTTGTGGGAATATACTGCAGTTAACAACAATAATCCGTTCTGCACTGTCACATCCAAAATCGGCGACACCTGCTTTTCCTGGCACAATTTCATATGAATTCCTAAGGGCGAGGGATGCCTGCCAGCTTGTCAGTCGTGCTTTTATTTTCATGTCCTTTGAGTTAACACCGTTATAAACAAATCCCATAGCCGCCCTCCTTTAAGTTGTAATAAATCGTCCCTGTGCACGGGATCCTGTTTGCATCAAGTTGTATAATTCCTGCGATACCTTTCGAATGTCATCCTCACTTCGAACAATCATCTGCTGAACTGTTACAAGGGGACCTCCTGCAATACCAGCAACATATCCACCAATGCCGTTTAAATTGACATTTGAGTTTACATCAAAATCCGTAGGGATTGCGTCTTGAATATCCTCTGAAACTTTGCCCATTGCCTTGTCAAAACCTACACCAATACCTTGAGCCATATCATCACCAATACCTGCGAAAACAGTAGATGGCGATTTAATCCCTAGTAAACCTTTGACACCACTTACAATACCGCCTACAAAATTGCTCACTTTATCCTTAATCCAAGTAACCATTGAAGCGATTCCATCCCATAAACCTCTCACAATATTTTTACCTACCTCGACAATTGAAAGAGCCGCTTTGCCTATGCCTGTGATTATGGCAGTCACAATTTGAGGTAGACTTGCTACTAGCTGTGGTATTGCTTTTATAAGACCTACAGCAAGCTGAAGTATGAGCCGAATACCCATATCAATGATTAGCGGTAGGTTATTGGTGATAAAATCAATAATTGCACTGATTATTTTGGGCAGTGCTTCAATTAACCTAGGCAGTGCATCCACAAGTCCCTTTGCCAGTCCCATGATGATCTTTAAAGCGGCATCTAAAATCTGATCCATATTGTTTAAAAGGGTTTCTACGATTAAATAAATGGCTTCAATAATTGACGGGATTAACTGTGGCAATGCATCAGCTATGCCAAGAGCCAAGGCCACTACTATTTGAATAGCCGCTTCTATAAGCAAGGGTAAGTTTTCTATGATGAACTCTGCCACCGTCATTACAAGATAAACCACCATATCAATAAGTGGACCAATATTTGTCGTGATTGCATCAATCAATCCATTCAGTAAAGCAATTGCTCCATCCAATAGTGGTGGTAAAAGGGTAGGAAGTAAGGCTACCAACACATTTACAAGTTCTGCGAGCATGGTCGATACCATATTGATAACTTCAGGAAGATACTCACTAATCCTATTTATCCCTTTCATTAAAAAAGATGATATCTTTTCACCTATGGCTTCGATATCACCTTCTTGAAAACCGTCGTTTAAAATTTCTGTTACTTCCCTTACAAGTGTGGTAACTTCTCCTACGACATTTCCCGCCATATCAGAAAACTGCTCGCCGATAACTATCTGTAGTCCTTCATATGCCGATTTTAAACTTCGAACAGAACCAGCAAGACCACTTTCCATGGTTTCAGACATTTGCACTGCGGCACCTTCAGCATTGGCAAGTTCATTATAAAGGTTGTTCATTTCTTCGCCAGTGCCTGAAAGCAGGGCGTTGATACCAGCGATATCCTGCTTGTTAAAAATATTACTTAAAGCATTTAATTTATCTGCTTCTGAAAGACCGCTAAGTTCAGTATTTAGTTCTGTTAATATTTCATTTAAGTCACGGATATTTCCATCTGAATCGCTGACGCTTATCCCAAGGTTATCCAGTTCATTGGCGGCTCTTGAGGTAGGGGAGGTTAAAGACATTACTATGTTTCTTAGCTTCGTTCCACCTTCTGCACCTTTAATACCACGATTGGCAAGGACTCCAAGCATAACATTTAGTGTATCTAGTTCTTGTCCTGCATTTTTCATGGTAGCACCGGCTACTAAGATACCTTCACCTAATTGCTGAACATTGGTGTTAGACCTTTGAGAAGTCCTTGCCATCATATCCATGTATAAGTCCATATCTGAAATCCCAAGCCCTAGGGCTGCCATAGAATCGGTAACAAGATCCGATGCTTTGGCTAAATCCATACCACCTGCAGCGGCAAGGGTTAACACGCCGGGTAGTGCATCAATGGCCTGTTCAGCATCATAACCTGCAAGGGCAAGATAATTTAGAGCCTCAGCCGATTCTGAAGCAGTAAACCTTGTACTGGCACCTGCTTCTTTAGCAGCATCTGAGAGTTTCTTAAACGCTTCTTCACCCTCTTCTCCAGCAAGGCCCATGGTTGCTTGAACCTGTTTCATGGCATCTTCATATTCGGCATAAACATTAAGGGAATCTTTTATCCATTTTCCTGTGGCAACTGCCCCAGCTCCAATTGCCGCCATAGCCGCTGCCGCCGCTTTTAACCCTGCGACTAAAACTCTCCCTGCAATATCACCCGCTTGTTTTAACCCACCTACGAGTTTATCCAGTTTTTCCCTGTTGAGCTTTTTTACTTCTTCTTGGGATTCTTTTAGCTCACGCTCCATGTTATTTAACTCGGCATTGGCATTGTTTAGTTGTGTTTGCCAAGATAGGGTCCTTCTATCATTTTCACCAAAGGAGGCGGCGGCATTGGCTAATGCCTTTTCAAGGGTAGCTACTTTTTCTCTTTGTGCATCTATTTCTTTATTTAGCTGACTATTTCTTGCTGTTATTGCTTGAATGGATTTATCATTTTTATCAAACTGGGAGGATACAAGTTTCATTTCAGAACCGAGCACCCTAAAGCTTTGATTGATCTCTCGAAGGGCATTTTTAAATTGCTTTTCACCCTCAATCCCAATCTTTAAACCAAAATTATCTGCCACCTCACCACCTCCTTAAATTCCCATTGGAATAATGTCGTCGATAAATATCTCCCTTTTGGGTTTTGCCATGCCGGTGAACTGTTTATGAATCTCCCACTGGTCTAAAAGTTCTCCAATGGGCATCAGCCAAACTTCTATCTCTGGTCTGTGGAGCTGGGTCACTCCGTAATAAATAAGTCGAGCAAACAATTCTTCATTGCTTACTCGACCTGAACGTTTTTTGAGTCTGTTTCCTCTGACTCTATATTTCGTTTTGTCCCTTTAAACATTGCCTCCATGATGGCATCCTTATAAGTTGCAAGTTCCAAAGGGGATGTAAGAAGTTCTACATCATCTTCGACTAAAAGTTCTCTTTTATCACCCTTCAGCCGGTTGTTAATCAAAATACTTTGATTGGCAAGCAAGGTGATAAGCCAGACAATCTCATCAAGGGCCATTTCAAAGTTTTCTGCGTTCATTAGCTTTTCACCTAAGTTTTCAAGACCTCCATACCTTTTTGCGATTTCCTTCGTCGCTTTTGTGGTTAAGATGAGTTCATATTTCTGTCCACCGATATTAATCAGAGCACTGCGTTCCTTATTCATAAAAATCCTCCTTATTCTCCTGATTCGCCGTTAGCAAATGTAGGCTCATATACTTCGCTGAACCACCCAGTAATAACTGCCTGATTCACACCTTCATCGCCCTCATTAACCTCTGCTTTCCATGGATGTCTCTCTTGGCCATCCAGCATGTTTCTACGAAGTACAGTCCCTTCAATGGTAGGTGTTGAAAATGTAATGGTGTCACCCTTTGTGGCAAGGTTTGTTGCAGGAATACCAAACTTCACCCGGTATAGCCAGAAGTAACGGTATTTTCCATTTGCTTTCTTTGCCCTAAAGCCAACAGCAACGGGATCACCGCCATCTTCACTTGTTGAAATCAAAACATGATTATCATCAATTGTTGCACCTGTTAAATCCCCGGCAGCTTTCACTCCAATATCATCAATGCCAAGGGATAATGTACCGTTTCTAAATTCTTTAATGATCTCTGCCGCACCATCATCGGCATAAAGCGTTGCTTCAGCAAGTTCCACTGAAAGTTCTGCACTGATTGCTTTAGCCAATGGCACCGGTGTTTTATAGGTTTCATCACCGTTTGTTTCTTCAGTGATTTTTGCATAATAAAGTCTGTCAAGACCGATTGTAGCCATATTCTAGTCCTCCTTTTCTATTTGAATTTCATAAGTTTTTGCCACATCTATGGCATAGTGATGATAGCCAGTATCATCTTCATGCCCGATATAGCGACGGTCTGTTATCGTAAAATCCGCACCCAGCAGAGTACGGACAATTAAATTTTTTGTAGCTGTATAGCTACCTTTAGCAAACAACGAAAGCCTTACTTCTTGTACTTCATATTCCGGTGTGTTATCAGCATGAACCTCAAACAAATCAACTAGTGGTGTTATAACAAGGTAAACATTAGGTGGAACACCGGAAAACACACCTGTTTCTACTGGAATGCTACACAAGTCTGCTATGAGATTTAATTCTTTTAAGACACTCATATCTTATCCACCTCTTCATCAAATCGCTGTTTCATGGCTTCGATGCAGGGTTTTCTTGAGGTTCTTTTTGCTGGCTTTAAAAAGGGCTTAGGTGGTTGACCGGATTTCCCGTACTCTATGATATTGGCAATCTTGGCATTACTTGCACCGTCTTTTCGTGGTTCTTTAAAGCCTACCTTCACATTAAAATTACCTCTCCTATCCATTTTGGTAGGGGAGACACCTAGTGAAGCAACGAGTTCTCCTGTGGAACGGTTTTTTTCTTTTGTTCCACTACCGATAACACCTTGCAGATTGCTTTTTACTTTTGCTTCTACAACTTCTCCACCAGATTCCAATACTTTAGCAATGATTTCATCTGTCTTGTTTCCTAGCTTTGAAATTTTTAGCAGAAAATCCTCCGGCATTTTTACATCGACTTTAGCCACTTGACGCCACCACCTTTTTTGCTAGGACTTCAATATACATCCCTCGACTTTTTACATCTTCTACACTTGTGATTTCATAGCGTCCATCACTGCAAACAATCACCATCTTGGTAGTCACTGGGATATCTGGTATCTTGCGAAAGCAAAATAGCGCAGTTGCTTCAGAAAACACCGCTCTATTTGACCACTTTTCACTGGCATGTCGCTCCTCCTTATATGCTCTCACAGAAGCGATAATTGTGTCTTCAGTCTTTCCAAAACCCTCGTTATCTTTGATTGTTTCAGTAGTTATGATATCGATATAAGTACTCATCTTTCCAAAACTCATAAACTACACCTTCCAATCCCGGTCAAGCCGTAAGAGTACATTGACCGTTTCCCGCGCCTGTTGTCCTGCCAAAGCACTATCAGCAAAGAAGCCGCCAGTGCTACCATCCCTACTTTCATAAAAGTGGGAAGATAACATGATGACGGCTTGCTCGGTAGTTGGGGACATTGTATTTTCAGTATAATGCCCCTCTGGTAAATGCTGATAGCTTTCGGCATAGGATATAGCGGCATCGATGTAGCTTTTTAGAAGTTCATCATCTCGGTCATGCTCTAAAATCAAATTCATTTTAACTTTTTCAAACAGCGTCATCTCCGCCACCATCCCTTCCTTAAGGGGTATCTGCAGTCATAAGTCCTGCAGCCTTTAACTTGGCAAGCAAAGCATTAAAATCCGTCACCAGTGCTTCTACGGTATCAGCAGTGCTTGCTGGTTGATTCTCAAGAACAGGGAGTCCCGTTACTGTGGCTCCCTCTTCTATGACAAGCTCACCACCGATTACGGTCTTTTCTCCACCTTGTTCGGTATAATTCTTTGTGTTATAACTCATCATGCACACCTCCCATTAAGCCTTTTGCTGTAGGATTTTAACAGCTTCAGGAAGGATCAGCTTACCGTCTACACGTTGACTTGCAAGGAAACCAACTTGACCAGTGGTTGCAAATAACTCATTTAAACGCTTGAAAGAACGTCCTTGTCTGTCGGCAATCCAGTAGTAACCAAAGTCACCAAATGCGATGGTCTTTGCCCCAGCCTCAATAATTGGCGCATAAGCGGAAGTATAAACTGGACGATTAAGTAGGGTATCAGGGGTTCCCGCTGTAAGGGACGGTTGCCACAGATATTGCCCCTGTCCATCTTTGAGTTTTCGAATTGCTTTCACCGTCGCATCATTCATTAAGAACACTGCATTTTTTCTGTATGGTGCTTTTAAGGAGTAGACAAGATCGATAATCTCATCGGCAGTAATTGCAGTTGCAGACCCAGCTGTAATACCAAGCTGTGCTCCTCCAGTAGCATTAAAAATCCCTGTCGGTTTACCTTCTGCATCTCCTACAAGGAATGCTTCTTCTTCCTTTGCTCCGATTCTGCGGGCAAATTCAGTGGAAATATAGCTTTCTAGATTAAAGACATTGTCGTTGAGAAGTTCATCGGAAACTTTAATCATGGTACCCAGCTTATAGGCACCGATGGATGTCTGCCCAAATACAGAATCGCTCTCATCAAATTCCTCACCTTCATCAAGCCAAGCCGCAGTTCCTTTTGTCACCACTACAGGAATTTTTCTGTCACCGCTAGATGTCTGAATGATCTTTGCCAGCTTACGGAACACATTTTCTTCCTCAAGGGTTTGAATTAGGGTACGCTCAAATTCGTCAGGAACAAGATAGCCACCCTCAGAATCAGTCCCAATTGATAGCGAATTAAGCACATCATGGCGAGGGTTTTTGCTACGCATCACATTCCAGAAAGCCTTTCTGTAGTCATCACTGGCTCTTCCAGTCTTTGTATCCATCCCTGGAATCGCTGGTTTTCCAGTAAGGGGCATATTTACAGGCTTATTAAGTTCTGCTTCAAGTGCCTCTTGGCGCTCCAGTCTTGCGATTTCCTTACCTAGATTAACAATATCTGCTTCCATTTTGTCGTAAGTAACAGCATCTTCTGCAGAAACAAGTCCGTCACTGCCACGTTTTGAATCAAGAAATGCCTTTGCTGACTCCCATGCTTTTGCTCGCTTTTCACGCAGTTCAAGAATTTTACTCATTTTCATTTCCTCCTAATATTTTAATAAATTAAGCCGCTCATATAGCGGCTCGGTTGACTGTTTTAAGTCTGGTTTCTGAAGTTTATCCATAAGTGAATTGGTCACTGCTCTTCTGCTAAATACAAAGCTATCTTGTGGCGGACTTTCTCCTGGCTTGAACATAATGGCATCTGTAAATCCAAGTTCAAGTGCTTTATTGGCATTCAGCCATGTTTCAGCGTCCATTAATTGCGATAGCCTTGTTCGTGATAAACCGGTTTTCAGTTCATAAGCATTGATGATACTTTCCTTTACTTCATCTAGCATTTGTATTGCCTTTTGCATCTCCTCACTGTCACCGATGGCAATGGTAAATGGATTATGAACCATCATAAGGGAAGTGGGAGACATTAAGATTTCTGTTCCTGCCATGGCGATTACTGAAGCTGCCGATGCCGCAATGCCGTCAATCTTGATTGTTACATTCCCTTTGTATTCCATCAGCATATTGTAAATCTGTGATGCTGCGATACAATCACCGCCAGGAGAGTTAATCCATACAATGATATCCCCTTCACCAGCAGTAAGGTCTGACTTAAAAGCCGCAGGTGTTACATCATCTTCAAACCAACTCTCCTCTGCAATTGCCCCGTTTAAGTAGAGGGTTCGTGACTGTGTATCTTCATCACGCACCCAATTCCAGAATTTCTTCATTCGTTTTTTACCTCCAATCCTTCTTTATTTGCAAATATGCCCGCATCTGCCAGTTTGGTCATATTGCCGTTGATAAGGTATAAATCACCACCTAATTCAACTGGGATTCGGTCAAGATTCTCCAGTTCTCTGATATCGTTGGCACTCATCCAGCCATTTTGTCTGGCAGTGGCATAGCCGTTCATCCTTGAAACATAATCCCCTCGAAGCAGGCCGTCCACATTGAACTTGGAAAAATATATCTTCTTTTCATCTGGTCTTAAAAGGGATCGACTGATTGCCTGCTCCCAACGAATCACCCAAGGATCCAAGGTGTATTTCACAAACTCAAGGGATTGCTGCTCTATATTAGAAAAACTCGACTTTTCCAAATCCCCAACCATATGGGGAGGTACACGGAAAATTCGAGCGATTTCATTAATCTGAAACTTCCTTGTCTCTAAAAACTGTGCCTGTTCTGGCGAGATGCCGATCGGCTGATACTTCATGCCTTCCTCAAGCACTGCCACACGGTGTGAATTAGCGCTTCCTTGATAAGCCTTATTCCAGCTTTCCTTCACTTTTTGAGGGTCCTTAATCGTGCCGGGATGTTCAAGCACTCCTCCAGGCGCTGCTCCGTTGGCAAAAAACTTGGCTCCGTATTCCTCAGTAGCCATGGCCAGTCCCACAGCATTCTTCGCCATTGCAATGGGTGAGTAGCCTACAAGTCCATCAAAGCCAAGACCAGGAATATGCAGCACATCGGATGGATAGAGATAAACTTGGCTGTCTTTCCCAAGAGTAGGTGCATCCTCCGAACTTTGCTGATACAAATAAAAAAGCCGGCCGTTTCTGTCACGGTCGACCACCATTTTGTTAGGCATCAGCGGATATAAAGCAATGACTTCACCTTTCCCGTTTCTAATTATCTGGGAATAGGCATTTCCCCATAGTAAAAGGTGCGTCATTAATGTTTCCCGGAAAATGAAGGAGCTCATTTCAGGGTTTGGCTCATCATGCAATAAAAAGTATAGCGGATGATTTAGAGCTTTCTCTTTGCCACCGCTTGATGTGTATTTGTATAGATGAAGGGGGAGGCCTGCCACAGCCTCTGCCAATATTCTTACACAGGAATAAACCGCAGTCATTTGCATAGCTGTATGCTCATTAACTGGTTTCCCACTCGTTGTTCCACCAAAAAAGAAACTATAGTTACTTCCAACTGTTCGATTTTGTGGTTTGTCACGTGCTTTAAAAATATTTGTAAATAGCCCCATCTGCATCACCTCCTTAAAAATGGGAATAAAAAAAGCACCTACCGATTGATAAGTACTTTTCAATAATTACTTGATTATTAACTTCTTCTCTACGCTTTTCTATAAGAAAATTAGAGTTTCTTACAAAACCATGAATTGTTTATCATAATTTATGATTATAGTTATCATTTAAGAGAGTGGCTTCCACTCTTTCTTTTATAAGTTCTTTTGTTATCACATCATCATAGGTGATATATACGAGTTTGATTCCATTTTTTTCGCTCAATTCTCGTTTTTCCCTGTCACGCTCAACTTGCTTTAAGAATGACTCTTCTCCTCCGAAAAAATCAACTGGTTGAAAATGTTGGAGTCCTTGGTATTCAATAGCGACATTTATTTCAGAGATGAAAACATCATATGACAGTTGCCCGCCAGAAATCGAACTACGCAAAAAGAACGGCCGCATTTGGTAAATCACTTGGTACTCCTTATAAATTTGCTTTGTTAATTTGTAAGTCAACTCTTCAGATATCCATTTGTTTACAGGCTCTAGCCACGATGACCTCTCTACACTTGTAAATTTTTCAGGATGTTCATAAAACTCTGATACTAGCATGTTTGCTCTTTTCCAAACATCCTCATTTTCTTTATAATATTCCTGTATATAGAAATATTTTAAATTGTCCTCCAATCTCTTAACTCGCCTTATACCCTTCCAAGAGTTAAAGGATTTTTGCATCAAATTCCAATTATATCCATCGTTTCCTGCACGAATAAAGTCCGCTGAAAACTTTCCATATTTAACTATTTTGTTACATAACATATTAATGTAAGTATCTGGTTTTGATGTTGTATAAGCAACTGCTTTTGAAACATCATTATCGGCAGTAGTGAACTCCAAATATATGAAATTATAAGGGATTCCTTCCCACAAATCATATCGCTCTCTAAGTTTTAGCTCTGGAATTTCTTCATTTATTCTTTCTGCGTCAGTGGGGCTTTCTGGAGACCAATATAATCTCGTATATCCTTTAAATCGTTCAAACGTAATTGGAAGATATACAAATTGTTCGCCAATAAGTGATGCAACAGTTCTCTTAAATTTTTCATTATTATATTTGAATCCTATCTCGTTATAAGTAAGTTCAACAATTCGATATGAATATGCTGTGTTACCGTAAATACCTGGTTCAATATATTTATTACTAGTCAAATCTTCCCTCTTCATCCCCCGATAATTAAGATAGGTGATTTCATGACTGTTTACTTCAAAAAGAAGAACTAACGAATCATTCAAAACATAAATTTTTGAGTATTCATCATATGAGAACATATTAACAGAATAACCTTCTAAATATTTTTCAAAACAGTTTCGGATTAGTTCTATGGAGTAAAATGAAAGTTCTGGCAAAGTCAATCACCTCCCTGATTATCTTATAATGATATTATACTTGAAATTCATACCGAAGGTAAGAACTTCCTACAAAATCAATAATCCCCTTCCATCATATACAGAATTACCTGTTCCACTTGTACGGATTGCTCTATCTAAAGCCATAATAGTGGCTACAGCACCATCTATTTTTTCTGTTGACTTCTCTTTATCTGGTTTAATGTTGCCCGCTGGATCAGTACGAATAAAAATATTATCCATCATCCATCTAAGAACGGGATGTCCACCATGTGCGACCTTTTCCTCCAAGGTTAGTTTCATAAGTTCCTTGGTTGGCGGACTCATATCCTTAAATCCCTGTCCAAATGGAACAACGGTAAAACCCATACCCTCAAGGTTTTGTACCATCTGAACTGCACCCCAGCGGTCAAAGGCAATTTCTCGAATATTATACTTCTCACCAAGACTTTCAATAAATTTCTCAATGAAACCATAATGCACAACATTACCTTCAGTAGTTTTAAGGTAACCTTGCTTTTCCCATACATCGTAGGGAACATGGTCACGATTTACTCTGAGACTAAGGGTTTCTTCCGGTAACCAAAAATAGGGAAGAACAATATATTTGTCATCTTCATCTTCCGGTGGAAACACGAGCACAAATGCTGTTATATCTATAGAACTTGAAAGGTCTAGACCGCCATAGCAAACTCTTCCAAGTAAGTCTTCCTGATTTACGGCAAAAGCACATTTATCCCACCTATCCATCGGCATCCAGCGAACTGCTTGTTTGACCCATTGATTAAGTCTTAGCTGTCTAAATGTATTCTCTTCTGCAGGATTTTGCTTTGCAGATTCACAAGCGGCTTTTACCTTGTCGATTCCCACGGTAATCCCTAGGCTTGGATTTGCTTTTTTCCATACTTTTGGATCCGTCCAATCATCAGATTCGTCTGCTCCATAAATAATTGGATAAAATGTAGGGTCAACCTTTCGCCCTTCCAAGAGGTCTTTTGCTTTTTGATGTGTCTCATAGCAGATAGATTTGGTGTCTGACCCTGCAGTGGTAATAAGAAAATACAGCGGTTGGGTTCTTGCATCACCAGAACCCTTAGTCATAACATCAAAGAGTTTTCTATTGGGCTGGGTATGAAGTTCATCAAAAACAACACCGTGTATATTAAACCCATGCTTTGAATAGGCTTCAGCTGAAAGCACTTGATAAAAACTATTAGTCGGCTGAAAAACAATGCGCTTTGTTGCCGACAGGATTTTAACTCGTTTACTAAGTGCCTGACTCATACGAACCATATCGGCTGCAACTTCAAATACTATCGATGCTTGCTGACGATCTGCGGCACAACCATACACCTCCGCTCTTTCTTCACCATCACCGCAACAAAGAAGTAGGGCAACAGCAGCCGCCAGTTCTGATTTCCCCATCTTCTTTGGTATCTCAATATAAGCCGTATTAAATTGTCTATATCCATTTGGTTTAAGTGTTCCAAAAATATCTCTGATGATTTGCTCTTGCCAATCTATGAGTTCAAAAGGTTTTCCTGACCATTTACCTTTGGTATGGCTTAAGCACTCAATAAAGTTGACCGCATAGTCTGCAGAATCTTTATCGTAATAAGAGTCCTTTGCCATAAAAGCTGTCGGTTTATATTTCTTCAACTTTCTAATATACGGTCACCTCCCAACAAGCATAAAAATAGACCTGCATCAAGCAAGCCATATCACTCTATCTATACGAGAAACAGAGCCAATTTTGGCACTGTCCTCTTTTAATGTTTAGTTATATTCCTTCATCAGGATTGCAAGCGCAATTTCTGTATCCTCATCCCCAGGTTCAATGTCCCAGCCTCGGTCATAGTTTGCAATAATCTTTCCGTTACGCTTAAGCATCAGCTTAGAGATGCGTCCTTCGTCAATGCCAAATTCCGAGCCTTTCTCATAGCACTTTACCCAATAATGGATGATACTGTCATGAACTTTGATGCTACCGTCTCTCCACATGGCTTTATTCCTCCTTACCGGTCAGAATGAATCTGGATTAAACCCCAATGTTATCTGCAAGGTAAAGAAGTAACTCGTCATATCCTTCCCTTAGAGCGATTTCCTGTACTTTTCGCACATCGAACATATTGGTTTCACCTGTGTCACGAATAGCAAGAATCTGTTGTTTTATCTTATCTGTCATCGTGAATCCTCCTGCACAGGTCTTCGCCAAAAGCTACTGAGAGGCTGGAGCCTGAATCCCACCGCACCATAATAGAACCAATATCGTCAACTCCTACAACTGTTCCTTTAGTACCAATCTTTGGAGCTTGAATATCATCCATCTTTAATAGTTCTACTCGACATCCAGCAGGGTACTTCTCACGAAGGTTTAGTAGTTGTTCTTTACTGATTATCCTCATTTTTTACTCCTCCTTTGAATGCCGCAGAACCGGTTAGATTTCTGAGCAATATTTTTCGTTCTTCTTTATACTCTTTGCCAATAAATCCAAGGCGGAGCAAAAAGCATCTAAATGCGTATTTTTCATTTGGGGTTTCCTTTTCTTTTGCAGTAATGCGTTTCTGGTTTCTTGCCATCTCGCAAAATGCAGAAATAAAATGGTTATAAGCCGTAACCTCTTCTGGTGTTGGTATTTCTTTAAACCATGGGAATGAAACTTCATCTTCAGAAATTTCAATCGGTAAGTCTTCTGCCTCAAGTGCATGGCGGATAAGATCGCCTTTTGCCTCAACAATCGCCTTTAGGTTTTCAAGTGCCTTTTCTGTAAAGCTACTCCTTGGCATTGATATGCAAAGGCTTAAAGCCTCACTGTCTGCGGTTTGTTTGCTCTCAGTGGCGTTAATTTGCTCCTCTGCGATAAAACCCTCCCTTGCCAAACACTGGGCCACGTTTTCGATTTTTTCGCTGTCTGCCTTATCACTAAATTCAAGGCTCCCATTCTTGTCGATGATAAAGGCATCCACCTTATAAGCCATACTGGGCATTCCAAGGTACTTTGCTTTAACACCTGTGATGTTGCTAAGTGCTGTGACTAACCTCTTTCGCTCTGACCCTGTTACGTTATACTTAATTATCATGTACAAAACCTCCTTTGTTTTGGTATGTACATATATCACTCTAAAACACTTATTTATCAAGCTTTTTATCGCTAATTTAGAATAGAAATACAGATTAAGTGTTTTCTTCTAATTGTGTATACCAAACAATGCCAGACAGCACAAAACATACATTGGGAAGGGCTACTCCATTGCCCCACATCTTATACTCAGCAGAATCTGAATGAGGATTCTTTAGCCACTTAGCTATTTGCTTTAGTGTCTTGGCTTTTGAATAACTGCCGGTCACTTTACGATGTGTTTCAAATATGTCATACCAAGTGCGAAGGTCATCCATCGTTGGGTTTTCTATCCCTAAATCACTGCACCACCAATCTGGGAAACCCTGCAGTCTTGCACACTCTGTTGGTGTCAGCCTTCTGACTGTGTATTCTATACCATCAGTACCATTAATTATTGGTGGATCCTTGTAATCTCTTGCCGCAAGTGTAGATGCCTTACCCTCATTTACTTGCATAAAGCTACCTGTTGTCATGGAATAAGTAGGAGTTGCCACCGCACTAGGACCCTGTGCATTTAGTGTTGAACTTATCCCATCTTCTGTAATTCCAAGATTTCTAGCATAATTTTGACCACAGTTGAAAGATTCCCTATCAATCGCATAAACGACAGCGTGCTTATCTACAGTATTTAAAGTAAAGCTGACTTCCTCATTAACGCCATCACCTCGTGGTCCATTCTTGTCATCTCGGCCTATCATAGAACCTTGCAAGGCATAACTTTCTACCACAGCAATACCACCTTGATTGCTATCGGGAGCATTGCCGGACGTATCAATGGTTCTTGCCGTATCACTTTCATAGACATTTGAACGTGCATTGATTGTTCCTTCTGAGGTAAATCGCACATCGTAGGTCTTGGGATTTTCCACAACAAATGGTTGATTGTTGCCACCTGTTCCATAAGTAGCAGAAATAGTTGGTGCAACATCAATCGGCCCACTAAAACGAGTATCCTTCCCGTGATTGTCAAAAACAGCTGAGTCCAAAACACAAGGTGGATGATTTGACTTAGCACGTAGGGTACAAGTGATATCCTTTGTCACATCCATACGATTACCGCCCTGGTCGTTTAAGCAGATTGTGCCTGCCTCTCCAGTGCTGTCTGCAATATAGCTGGCAGTACCTTGCCACGAGCGGATGCTCTCCTTAGAATACCCAGACAAGCCTTCTGACTTAAATAGTATTTCTCCGGCACCCCCACCTGCAAAATCTGCGACAAGGAAGATTCGTTTTCTTCGTTGGGGAACTCCCCAGTATTGAGCATCCAGCACTCGCCAGGCAAGGGAGAAATGATCTCCCACGATACTTCCTGCTTGTTTCCATTTATCAGTTTTAGGAATTGATATGGTTTCATCTTCGATGTGGCAGATGCCTTCAAGGACACATCTGAAATCTTCTCCTTTGTTTGATGAGAACGCTCCAGGCACGTTTTCCCAGACAATATATCTTGGCTTTTTGCCATCTGTAGCACACCTCATTTCTTTTACGATTCGGATGGCTTCATAAAAAAGACTTGAACGTTTCCCATCCAAGCCATCACGCTTACCTGCTATGGATAAATCTTGGCAAGGGGAGCCAAAGGTAATAATATCTACTGGTTCTATCTTGCTGCCATCCATGCAAGAAATATCTCCATAATGTTTGATAAAAGGCAGCCTTTTGGTTGTCACCCTAATAGGAAACGGTTCAATCTCCGATGCCCATACTGGGGTAATACCGGAAATTAAACCGCCTAAAGGAAAACCGCCCGAGCCGTCAAAAAGACTGCCTAGGGTCAGTTTATTCATTGGCTACCTCCAATTCATCATATTTATAACTGAGTCCGTCCCTTTGAACACTTACTTCTTTTGAAGTGCCGACTTGCTCAATATAGCGTTTTACAATAACATCACAGAATTTCTCATCCAGTTCCACTGTGTAGCAAACACGCTCTGACTGCTCACAAGCAATTAATGTACTTCCACTTCCTCCAAAGGGATCGAGTACAATTGTGTTACTCATAGAGGAGTTCAAAATAGGATAGGCAAGAAGAGGAATCGGCTTCATCGTAGGATGCTCACCATTTCTCTTTGGTTTATCAAACTCCCATATGGTAGTTTCTTTTCTTCCCGTATACCACTGATGTCTTCCTTTCTTCTTCCAGCCATAAAGCACTGGTTCGTGTTGCCATTGATATGGTGAACGTCCAAGTACAAGGGAGTCCTTTTTCCATATACAGCAACCGGATAAATAAAAACCGGCATCCGAGAAGGCTTTTCTAAAATTAAACCCTTCGGTGTCGGCATGAAATACATAGACGGAGGCATCGTCTGCTAATGCTTCCTCAATATTGATAAAGGCATCTAAGAGGAATTGATAAAAGGCATCATTTGTCATATGATCGTTTTTGATTTTCCCTGCAGAGCCTTCATAATTTACGTTGTAGGGAGGGTCTGTCACACACAAATTCGCCTTGTTTTTATTCATCAGCAGATCATAGGTTTCTTTTTTTGTGGAGTCACCACATACCAGCCGATGCCTACCTAGCGTCCATACGTCACCAAATTTGCTGATTGCAGGCTTTTTTAATTCTTCATCCACATCAAAGTCATCATCGTGAATTCCATCTTTAATGGTATCTTTAAATAAGTCATCCAGTTCTTTAGGGTCAAATCCAGTAAGAGATACATCAAAATCTGCTCCTTGTAAATCAGCAATCAAGAGGGCAAGTTTATCCTTATCCCAATCACCGCTAATTTTATTAAGGGCGATATTGAGTGCTTTTTCTTTTTCCTCATCCATCTCAATGATGACACATTCGACTTCTGATATACCCATATCAATGAGCACCTTAAGTCTTTGATGACCACCTACAACATTGCCGGTCACCTTATTCCAGATAACCGGCTCCACATACCCGAATTGCTCAATCGAGCGTTTCAGCTTTTCATACTCTGCATCACCTGGCCTTAAATCTTTACGAGGATTGTATTTAGCAGGAAGCAGGTCTTTTATATTCTTTTTTTCAATTATCATTTTCATTTTCCTTTCCGAGCTGATAATAGCCGCTCCATTAAATCATCTTGTGGACTTCTGCCACCGAACTCTACAGAGCAGTTTTCTTTTACAATCTGGTATATCTGATACCAACACTGATTTACTTGTTTCATGTATTCACGGCTCATAGCAACATACGGTGATGCTATGGCTGCTGATGTAGTAGGATGCTTTGCAAGAAATCCATATTCTGAAATACACTCCTCGCACTGAATCCAACGAGAAACACTCATGGCATATTGCTCGATTAGCTGGTTGTTTACTAACATTTCGCAGCTACGATCCTTTAACCATTTATAGGTTTCTATATAAATATCTTCTGCACAGAGGTCTTTACCGTTTTTCTGAGCCGCCTTTAGATAATCTTTTACTGGAGGAACATCCGTGCCTTCCATTTCTGCTGGCTCCGGCAGTACTTGAGCCCCGTTTAATCTGCCATCAGCAATTTTATCTGTTAGAGCTTTTGATTTTCTTCCTGCGCCAACACGCTGGCCACCTCTTGCTGTACCGTCCTTTGCCATTTTTCCACCTCGCTTTTCTAAAAGTCTTTAATACCCCCTTTGATTTCTGATTTTTACACGCAAGACCCCAGGCCGTTGTCCGCTATAAAAGGTGTAGAGATTTGAACCGCCCCTGGCTCACTTTCTAATCTGTCTATCACCAAGTTCTAAATGTATCTTGTTGTGGCAGGACTTACATAAAGACATCAAATTACTTTTGTCATGCGTACCACCTAAAGAAATGGGGAGGATGTGATGTACTTCTTCAGCAGAGGTAAGCCGTCCGTTTTTCTCGCACATCTCACACAAAGGATGCTCCCTAGCATATCTGTCACGGATTCTCTTCCAGGCTCTACCGTACTTTTTATTCACATCCGGTGAACGTTCAAATTTATCATAGCGCCTACGCTCTACTACTCTATGTTCCTCACAGTACCTACCATCGGTTAGATTAGGACAACCTGGGGTACTGCACGGTCGCTTTGGTCTTTTGGGCATCATTTCACCTCGCTTTCCGGGCATAGAAAAAGCCCTGCGAGGAATTCCCACAAGGCTTGGTAAATATTCTATTTTGCTGATTATATACTAACACAAATGCAATAGTGGTATCTTGTTGCAAAGTGTTGCAAGTTGTGCAAGCTATATTTTAATAGGATCTTTAGGAAGAGTTACATGGTTAAGAGCTGCATTATGCCATCTGTAGACTGTTGTTCTATCGGCATTAAGTTCATCGCCAATTTGCTCCCAGGTTAGGTTATGGACATACCGATACCGTAATACCATGCGCTCATCAGTGTCTGCAACCTCGTTTATAACACGCCTTATCTGCTCCTTGAGTGCTACAAGATTATCTACTTCTGTGTTTATTTTTCTTTCCAAATCCATAATCCGCTCCAAACACCTTACAAACTTGGCATCGGCATTTTGTGAGGTTTGAACTTTTTCATCCCAACTTGGTGATGATACACTTGTTGCCATTTCTCTTAAGAATTCCATTTCCTCGATGTCTGATTGTATTCTTTTATCAAGCCTGTAAGCTTGGTGTAAATATTCCTTTACTTTCATATCTCTCTTACCTCCGATTTTAATTTTTTGATTAGGATGTTCCCATCAACAGAGGTAAGTTCTCTATACCAATCAGAGCGGAAGAACCTCTCCACCTCGTTTTTCATAATTTCAGCCGGCTCATAGTTTGGACGCTTTTTAAGTTTCTTTAATGCAGACCTGTAATCCTTAACTGCCATTAGAATAATGGC